TTGTATGATGAAATATTAGCTAACCAACCTTTTTTATTTAATATATTAAGCTGTTTTTTAGACTTTTCAAAAAATGATTTTGTATCCATATCTTTTCAAATAAATATTTTTTGCAAAAATAAAAAAAACAACCTGCCAACGTTAAATAAGTTTCTATGTTTATAAACATAGAAACACAAAAAAATCGCCATTTCTAAAATATATTTATTTTAGGTATATATACACAAACACCCCTATAGCAATAAAAATAATGATTACATATATTTTATCTTTATGTAAATCCCACCAAGATAGTTCAATAACCTTCTCTCTTTGATTTAGTAAAGCATTCACCTTATTATTTATAGTATCAAGTCGATTCGAGAACTGCTGCAAGGTAATGGATAATGTTTCATCAACTTCAGTCCTTTCCTGTTCTTGCTTAGAAACTTTAGTTATACTTTCTTTGACTACGTGCTGTTTACCGGCTGAATCCGGCGCTGAAAGATAAACAGTCGTATTCTCAATCTTAAGATCACTTAACCGATCATTTACAATCTTCGTTTGCTTACTAAGACCTATACGCAACTCTTCCATTACTTTCCGTAGATATTGAAATTCACCGGAGTAATCAGTTTGCTTATGCGTCTCAATATTGCGAGAAGACTTGCAGGACGATAACCATATTGCTGACGCCAGCAAAATGATAATGTAGATTAATCGCTTCATGGTCGGATAACAGTATTACGCAAGAAATTAGGGAATTCGGAGCGTACATCAAAACAGGGGCACGCCTTGATATATTCTTTCGGCTCTACCTCACCGCTGCCGTCCAGATCCGGAGAAGCATCACGGTGTCCAAGCACTTCAATTATAAGATATTCCTTACAGAGCTTTGCTACCAGCTCACGTAAACTAGCTCTTTGAGCGGGTGTCCGTGTATCAGCAGGTTTTCCGTTCGCATCAAGTCCACCGATATAGCAGATACCTATCGAATGCTTATTGTATGATATGCCAGAGAATCCCTTTGTGCTACAATGCGCCCCATCGATGCTTAACGACCGTCCATCCTCAACCATTCCGTCAAGGTCAATGATGAAGTTATAACCGATCTGGCTGAATCCCCTTTGTTTGTGCATCCGGTCAATATCCTTCGCACGTAAATCTTGCTCGGCACGTGTTGCTGAGCAATGGATGATAATAGCATCAATTTTCTTCATTTTTTCTCCTCCTTATTCTTTGTTATTGGGCCAATCTTTACCAAATTGACACGGAAAATGATAGCTATCAAAATGGCTGTTCCTAGCCAATGCCAAGAATCTTGAAAAATAAACTCCAATACTTCAATCATTTTGCACCTCCTTTTTGTAAGTAGTTCGTTAGATAAGGGATATTCTTTATAAACTCGACACTTAATACATAGTGCAAGAAAGCTACCACCTTGTAACCATTGCTAGAGTTAGGGAGAATTTCTTTGATATTCCTCAGAATATTTACCCCGTAGAAATAGAAAACGCTATACGTAATAAATGAGACACATTGAAGTGCACCTTCCGGATTTCCTTTGTGTTCACCAATAAAATAGATACAACTAACTAAGGCAAAGAAAATAGTTGCTTCTACGATGCATCTCCAAGCCTTTTTAAAAGAAAAGCTTTCATGATTGATTAGTAGGGCAGTAAGAAGCCCACAAATGAAGTTGAGGGCAAATACTGCAATAAGGCTTTTGATCTCCCCAGAGATAGGATTGAGATAGGCAGCTATGCCGGTAATCAATCCAATAAGTAGGTTTTTGAAATAATCCATAATTATTTATCTAAAATATTAATACTTCATTTCAATACCTCGCTACAATCATCAATAGCAGTCTGGAATACCTGTTTCACTTCCTCGGGAGTCAACCCATGATCCTCATGCAGAGAAAAGCCAGTCACTCCGTTTTTCGATATATTAAAGAATCCGACAACTGTTTCATCATTAGAAATTTCAGCTGTGACATCTTTTACCGTCTCAGTGCCGCGAGTTGACATCCTGTACTTGATCTTGATATCTGTAGTAACCTTTGATACTGCTGTACTGTTAGTTGCTTTAATATTCATTCTTTACCTCCTTTTTCTATTAAGTCATAAATCTGTCCATAAACGCCAGCGGTGAAAAATTCCGCACAAATCTCCTTTAGGAGAGTAGCATCGTCTGTTTCAATATCAAGCATACCTCGGTTGTTGATAATTTGCTGCATCATTTTATAAGCACGTAATTTTTTAGCCATATCCATTCCTAGCTGAGCATTCATGCCGGCAGCATACAAGGCTTCTGAGATCATATCACGAAGAGGTTTCTTCCTCTCCTTACCATCGACTAATTCAACTGCTTCCTGACCTTTGTGATCAAGCAAGTTCCGGTTTAAATTTACTTTCATAATTATACTTTCAAAATTAATATTGTGAACACTCTACAATCATTCCTTTTATAATGTGAATCTTCATGTTTTTAGAGGCAATACCATCTAATTGATTATTTTTAAGTCCATAAAGCCATGCATCGGATACGACTGAAACAGAATTTCCACTATTGTCTTGAGGAAAAAAGCCCCTGGCGGAAACATCACCTAATACAGTAACATTACCATCGAAGAAACCTGCGTAAACGTAGTTCGATGGATAAGTCGGATTTGTCTTTGATGAACCATATATCGCTGCACTACCACCAGCATTTGCTCCGATTGCTGCTACTCCAAAGCGCCCGTCTGTAGCGGGATTGAAGATCACATTAACAACGCCCTCTTTAGATGTTCCGGACCCTAATTTTAAGCTACGTGACGTCCCACCGAAATAATCGGAACGTGTCCAAATAAGACGTCCTTTTTCAATAGTAAATCCACCTACAAATCCAACCTCAGCATCAATTCGTCGTACTTTAATCAAGTCAGTATTAAGATAACCTCCTATGATAATAGTACTACCGAGCTGCGCAGCTTCAACGGCATCTTTAAAAGCCAATCCGCCTAAACCGTCTCTGTCTACTTTAGAATTAATCACCGTCTGCAGATCACTATGAAGCGCAGTAATAGTAACAGCACCTTCCAAATTGATCTTAGATGAATGGATTGTTGTTGCTCCAGCTGCTTGGTTGATATAAGATATAAGCGTATTTCCATTTTCCAGTTCTTTAGAAGCATATATCCTGTTACCGTCTGCAGTGGTAATCCATCCGGCTGTATCAATACGTTGTGTAATGCTATCTACACGTGTTACTTGTGCGGATATTCTATCGCTCAATATATCTAATTCTGCCTTGTTATCGTCGGCGAACTGTTTGAGCGCATCCTGTATTGATTGATTAGCTGCTTCGACGGCTGTATTGAAACTGGCTAAAGTTGAGTTAAAGAGAGCGAATTTATCATCAACGTTTTTTTTCTCTGCAGTAGTGGTCTGTCCGTCAGCAATAGCAACGTTGATTGCTGCGAGGAGATTGTCGATAGCCCCAAAGAGAGAGATTTTAGCATTGAGTAGGTTAGTCTTGGCAACACCGACCAAATAAGTATTTACATACAGCTTGTTGTATGTTGCTTCGACAGAGGCTTTCGTATTCTTGACTGTATTGATATATTTCTCAATAGCTTTAGCTTCTGCTTCTGATATAATACCGTCGGCAAACGCACCGTCTACATATTCATGTAAATCACTAACATCACCGTTTACTTTTTCAGCGGCTTTTGTCGCATCTGCCGCATCCTGTAACGCTTCCAGTGCTTTTTTCATAGCATCATCGGCGAAAGACTTTAACTTGTCTTGTATGGACTTATTAGCTTCTTCGACAGCAGTATTAAAGTCAGCATAAGCATTGTTGAAGCTTGCAAACTGTGTATCAACAGCCTGTTTTTCGTCTGGAGTAGTAAGCTTGTCTGCAATGGCGGTATTTATTGCATTTATCAATCTTTCTATGGAGCCCATCAGCGTAACCTTTGCATTAAGCAGGTTTGTTTTTGCGACTCCGGTTAAGTATGTATTTACATACAGCTTGTTGTATGTCGCTTCTACAGCTGCTTTTGCATTGTTAACTGTGTTGATGTACTTTTCGATAGCACTAGCTTCCGCCTCGGATATTACACCGTCAGCAAATGCACCATCTACATAATTATTTAGATTGGATACTGCATTGTTTGCTTCGCTAGCACTCTTGGCTGCCGCATTGGCTGCTTCCATAGCAGCAGTGGCCTCTCTTAGTGCTTCTTCTGAATAACCTTTCAAGGCATCGTGTATCGCTTTATTTGCTGTTTCTACGGCAGCGGTGAAGTCGGCATACGCAGAATTAAACAGGACATACTTATCATCAACGTCTTTCTTTTCTGCTACGGTTGTCTGCCCGTCGGCAATGGCGGTATTGATAGATTTGATAAGGTTCTCAATGCTTCCCATCAGCGTAACCTTTGCATTGAGCAACCCGGTTTTGGCCGTTCCTGAGAGATAAGGATTTACATACAGTTTATTGTATGTCGCTTCTACAGCTGCTTTCGCATTGTTTACTGTGTTGATATACTTTTCGATAGCTTTAGCTTCCGCCTCAGTGATAATGCCGTCAGCAAATGCACCGTCGATATAGTCATGCAGACCTCCCACAGCATCGTTTGCATCAGCTGCAGACTTCTGAATAGAATCGATCAGATCGCTTACTTCAAGCCATTCTTCCAAATTCTCTAATCCGGAGGAGCCTGCTTTAATTTGGATATTTCCACCTATTTCTCCTTTAACCAGGTCGAAGTATGTCTTTCCGTCCGGTGAGATGATTCGTTCAGTTGTTACGCGGCCCGGCAGAATTTCAGTGAATCCATACAACTCAACGAAGCTGCGTTCACCTTCATACTCACTGTTTAGGATACCAGTTAGTAAGTGATAATATCCTGCTATCTGTTCTATTTTGATAGCTGTTTCACTGAGAAGGAATGTGCCGGTCTGATTCTCCTTGCTGCATACAGCATACAGATAATATTTCTTCTCTGGGGCAATGAGCGCCGGAGAATTATATTCAGCCATATCCCAAAATTTGTATTCGCTAGCTTTGTGTTCAGACGACACAGTTTTTATCCCTAGCGTCATATGTTGGATAATGCCGGCAGGCGAATGTAGAACTTTAGTACTGATATTGTAAGTAATGTTATGCGATACTTGTACCGGGACTGCTTTTGATCTGACAAAGCGGAACTGCAAACTTTCATCACCTACGAGTAACTGCATCGTCTGTATAGTGATGGGATTTATTGAACCGGAGAAGTTCAATAAAGCATCTTCAAGCATGGACATAGTTTCTTTTGCATCACGAAAACGGCGTTTGGTAAATCGCAAAGAATCTTTATACTTGATATCTACGTCTACTTCATTTGTCTCGATCTTATCTAATTCGCTGGTTACGGAAGTACCAACTGGATCATTTGATAATTCTATTTCCGGAGAATAAGGGTTGTTCACATAACGTTTAATTCCTATCATGCGAATAAGTGAACCTTTTGGATGAAACTGGGTATCGGAGAAGTTTACATAACCACCCAGCACAATCTTGCCGCCTATTTCTAACCAACGCTTCTTTGCCCAGATACCGTCCAATGTCCCGGTAAATACGAATGATTTATCTTCATGCTCAAAGAGGTATTTAGCAGCTTCCTTAAACACTTCCCAGCTAGCGCCTGTCTGCTCTTCATCATTACAGATATATGAGTACGGTAGCTGGATACCAAATACTGCGTAGGTATCGCCAGTCTTAGGATGCCAGACATCAGGTTCCGGCATAGTGATACCGTCGATTTCCTGTGGAACTATTTCAAAACGTCTACCTGCTTTCTCTATTTCTCCATCCTCTTTAAGAATGGGCTCATGGATATACTTGACTTCAAACTCTTTGCCTGTCAGTATACCTGTTTGGAAGATAACGGTCATAGTTTCTCCGGCTATCAAACATTTCTTAAAATCAAGATCGTTAGGTATATCGCTATCTACAAAATCATAGAAGTTATTCTCCTTATTAACCTCAATAACAGAGCTAACAGTACCAACGCGAGAAGGATAGATTGCAGTGCAGTCTAGACTATCCTCTTTACCTGTAACTAGGCTTTTATCAGCACGCATGACGCTGATTCCATCCGCATCTGTTATGTACGTCCTGCCTTCATAAACAAGAGTCTTAGCCTTTGGAAGTAATAGATATTTAGCTCCGTATGTCGAGTAATTGATATTTCGATCAGAAGTTTCTACGAGGACAATTTCGGGCGGTATATCTCCGGATTCCCGGCCAACCCCGACCTTGAAACCGTGTCCTTTACCATACGACAGTTTCAAAGGATTATTCTTGTTATATTCAACCTTACGAAGATGAACTGTTTTGTCAGTTATCTGCCATTCAGTTTCATACGTATCTGCAAGTTGATTAAGGGCATCAAGAATATATGTGTGATTATAGTTGATGACTTTATCCGTTCCTTCGATGCAGTCACCTATTTTCCAACCAATATCGCGACGATTTAGGTTCTCAACGAGTAGTCGCAGGTGTTCATGTGCTTTAGCTGTATATGCGAATTTGATACTATTATCTGCAATATGACGAACTTTCCACATCATAGCATCCGCTTTTGCCGTTTCAAGTATAAGCGTATATTCAAAGTTGCGCTCACCTTTCTTTTTGAAGTTACTATCTTTTTTGAGAGAATAACGTTTTCCGTAGAAGTCACACCAAGTTCCGACCTGTATTTCTAAGTATCCAGGATAGGAAAAATACAAATTAAGTGTATCCTCTGCCATGATCGCTTCGTAAGAGTAACTTTCGTCCTTTACATCGAGCTTTATTTCCTTGCTACCATTATATAGAATTATCATATTGTCTGATTAGAATTATAATCTAAAATATAATCAGGTATGTGTTTTTAATGCTATTCAAATAATAGTTTTTCCGGATAACCTACTGTGTAATCATACTCTTCAATCTGCGACACGATATACATCTTTTTTATAGCTGCAAGATGCATCTGTGTCACATTATAGCAGTCGAGGGCATATAATTCTAGAGAATTTAACATTGCTAATGCGTTAAGAATAGGAATAGTATACTTCACACCATCGAACCACAACACTGTTTCGGTCCTTCCCATGTCTTGTTCTATTAAAATAGAGTTCTTCAAACCAACTCGAGTATCCTTATCAAGCCACATTTCTTTCCCACTCAAAGTAAACGAATTAACCGCCTTTGACTTGTCATACAGCAAGATACGATTTACCTTCATTTCTTTTGTTTCATCAATGGAATACTCATGTTCTACCAAAATGGGAACACCATTATCACCTTCGTAAATTTCTTTTCCTTCAGACTGACCTTCTAACAAATCATTGTAATAGTCGTCCTCAATTTCTACCGAACCCTTAATTGGTTCATCGTAAAATCCTTGTTTCCAGTATTTCATAATACATTCATTTAGTTATTTGTTTATATAAAATTAGTTCTCTTGGTACTACGTACGCAAAATCTGACTTTTCAAATGTTGGAACTAAGTCACTTGGGCAAAACGGTTATTATAAGTTTCCTGACGGCCTGCTTATTCAATGGGGAAAAAAGACGAGTGGCACTTACTCTGGAACAATATATTTCCCCTCTTCATTCTATGACACAAATTATTCTCTGCACTTGACTTGTAATAATGGAAATACAGGTAATGATTCATCGTGGATAGCTAACTATACTTCTGTTTCAACTGGTTCTTTTGGATATAATAATAAATATCAGCAAGCTGCCAATGCAGGTTCTAATACAGCCTCTTTCTATTGGTTTGCTATTGGTCGTTGGAAATAAGGTTACTTCCAACGACCAATAGCGAACCAATAAAAAGCTATACTAAATCCTCCAGCATCAGTATCAACATTTTGATAAACGGAATCCATTATAAAATAAGATGCATATTTATTAAAGACATCAAAAGAATAGATGTAATTACTATGTACTTTTCTAGTTCCAGTTAATAGAATAGTGTAATTACTATCATAAAAGGTCGTATTAAGATAAACGGTTTTACCTATCCCGGAAGTACTTGAGTACCCCCATTGAATAAGCAGACCATCATCATATTTACGATAACCGTTTTGTCCAAGCGATTTGACTCCGATATTAGAGAAATCTTTCAAAGCATACGTAGTTCCAAGAGAACTTAGTACACTCTTTTCCTCATCCGTCATAAACTTCTTATTTGTCACTTCTGTTATGTCTGAAGCAGAATGTGAATGTGACGCGGCAGCATAACTTCCCTTAGGCTGATAAGTTGAGTCATGATTATGATCCTTTTCAGCTTTACCATTCCATGTACTTTTTTCCGTATCAGAAACAAAACGGTGAGTAGCATCCGGAGTCACTTCAGTAGCAACATGGCTATGTGATGAAGGAGCATAACTGCCTTTAGGCTGATAAGCAGAGTCATGATTGTGGTTGCCGGCTGCTTTACTATTCCAAGTAGATTTTTCCGAATCAGTTACGAACCTATGTGTTGAATCAGGAGTCACATCACTAGCTGCATGATTATGTGATGAAGAAGCATAGTTGCCAGCAGGCTGATATACTCCGGAATGGTTGTGATTCCCTGCAGCCTTACTGTTCCATGTGCTTTTTTCAGAGTCAGAAACAAATCTATGTGTTGAATCAGGTGTAATATCAGCAGCATCATGAGTATGTGATGCGTCAGCATAATCACCGAGGGGTTGATAATCTGCATCGTGGTTATGATTAGAAGGAGAGGCCCCGACTTCGCTTGCGGTGTAACTCGGTTTATTGGCAGTCTTTGCCCATGCGGGCACGTCGCTTGCCGGCATTGAAGTTGGGAAGTCGCTAATATCTACTTTCTTGTGTGTATGAGCTAACGGAGTTCTTGCATTACTTAAGCGGGCATCATTACCTTCGCATACAGATCCGGCAGCCGTACCAAAATCTTTATTAAAAGCCGTTTTTTTAGTAAATGCAGGCTCATAAGTACCCGCATGATTGTGATTTGAAGAAGAAGCGCCAACTTCGCTCGCTGTATATGAAGGTTTGCTAGATGCTTTCGCCCAATCTGGCACATCGCTTGCCGGCATCGAAGTAGGAAAATCACTGATCTCAGATTTCTTGTGAGTATGTGCTTTCGGTGTACGAGCATCACTTAAACGAGCATCGTTACCTTCGCATACAGTCCCGGTAGCACTACCAAAGTTCTTATTAAAGGCTGTGTTCTTAGTGAATGCGGGTTCATAAGTTCCAGTATGGTTATGATTAGTAGGAGAGGCCCCGACTTCGTTTGCGGTGTAACTCGGTTTATTGGCAGCCTTTGCCCATGCGGGCACGTCACTCGCCGGCATTGAAGTTGGGAAGTCGCTAATATCTGCTTTCTTATGTGTATGAGATAACGGAGCTCTTGCATTACTTAAGCGGGCATCGTTACCTTCGCACACGGTTCCGGCAGCCGTACCGAAATTCTTATTGAAGGCAGTTAGTTTAGTAATAATCTTCTCATATACTGTATCGTGATTATGTGCATCCAGAGCAGCTTTCAATGCCTTACCCTGTTCAGCAGAAAGAACCTTACTAGTCTCCCCGGTCGTCAGATTATTAACGATATCAGTTATATTGAGCTTTTTCCCTAACTCTGTTGCCATAGTTGCTGCAAAGTTCGGATCATTATTAAGTGCGTTCGCTAACTCAATCAATGTATCAAGAGCGTCCGGAGCACCGGCTACCAATTTGTCGATAGCTGCTTGCACTTTAGCGTCAACACCGGATACTGCATTGTTAGCGGCCAATGCTGCTGCATTGGCATCATCCGTTGCTTTTTTCGCTAAACCAGTCTGTGTTACAGATGCATTTTTAGCTGCGTTTGCATCATCCGTTGCTTTCTTTGCCAGAGCTGTTTGGGCTTCTGAAGCTGTTTTAGCAGCATTGGCGCCTGCCGCCGCAGTAGTAGCAGCTTCTTTTGCTGCATTGACACTACCAGCAGCAGTATTAGCCGCATCCGTAGCTTTTTTTGCTAGCTCTGTTTGTGTTACAGACGCATTCTTTGCAGCATTCGCATCGTCAGTGGCCTTCTTTACAGTATCTAGTTGAGCAGTAGCATCTTCCGTAGCAGATGCCATTTCTTGCACAATACCGGCATACTCAGACTTACGTTGAGACTCTGCTTCTACACGCTCTGTTTCAGCATTCACGCGTTTTGTTTCGTTTGATCCGCGAAGAGTTTCAGCAGATTTTCGGGCCTCTTCATTCTGCTTTCTTGTATTTTCAGCAGAGGAACGAGCTGTTTCAGCAGTGGTCCGGGAAGTTTCAGCAGCCTTTCTTTTGTTTTCCTCCGACGCCCGGTCTGCTTCCGTAGACTTACGAGCGGTTTCGGCAGATACGCGTTCGGATTCTGCCGTGCCCCTGGCGGTCTCGGCTGCCACACGAGAAGTTTCATTCGTTTCCCTTGTGACTTCAGCTTCTTTCCGTTTTTCTTCTGCTGTTACACGGTCTAATTCAGCAGTAGAACGAGTCGTTTCAGCCGTTTTGCGCTTATCTTCTTCCTTCACACGTTCCGATTCAGCAGAGGAACGCCCGCTTTCGGCTGTTTTACGAGTTTCTTCATTGCTTTTGCGTGTTTGTTCATCAGAGACACGTTTATTTTCTGTGTCCACACGACTGGTTTCAGCCGTAACACGCTTTCCTTCTGCGGTCGCGCGAGCGGTCTCAGCCGTTTTACGGGCATCCTCATTCTGTATTCTTGTATTCTCAGCAGAGGAACGAGCTGTTTCAGCTGAGACACGTGCTTCTTCGACTGTTACCCGTTTTCCTTCTGCGGTAACTCTAGCAGACTCGGCAGACTTACGAGCTGTTTCGGCAGATACGCGTTCGGATTCTGCCGTGCCTCTGGCAGTCTCAGCATTCTTTCTCGTTTGCTCATTAGATTCGCGTGTACCTTCGGCTGTTACTCGCTTACCTTCTGCGGTTACACGATTACTTTCAGCAGAGGAACGTCCAGTTTCAGCCGTTTTGCGAGCATTCTCATTAGTGATACGCACTGATTCAGCAGCTTCCCGGGCCTGTTCTTCTCTTGAGCGTCCCGTTTCAGCTGTCTGCCTTGATTGCTCGGAAGCGTTACGACGAGACTCAGCAGTTTCACGAGTTGATTCATTCTCTTCAACGGCAGCTTCTAATTGCCGCATATCGGTAGTAGCGGTTTTGGCATCGCTCGTAGCTTTGAGCATATTATCTAAGGCTGTCTGCATCTTCTCTAGCCCGAATTTAAGGCTGGTCTTAACACCGCTGACAATTCGATAGCCGATGGTGTAGAAGCCTTTCATGTCGCTGGCTTCGTTCAACTCTGATATTCTTTTCTTTTTTAATGGCATGGCTTCTATACTTTTTCTATTTTTACTTTTCCGCGATTGACAAACACAGACAATTTATTATCAGTAATATGCTCACAAAGAGACATATCTGATAATGTACAAGTTGCTATACAATCACAAATTTCATAAAGGGAACATTTGTGACATTTGAATCCTTCCAGGTCCCATTGTATCGCCTCATGATACTCTCCTTTAATTACGATTCCATTTATTTCTTTTTCATTCATAGTCTCTTCAATTTAAGTCTATATAAAATTCTCCGTCCTCTGTTATGATAAACTCACCAGCTTCGGATGCAAGTAAGAACTCCGTTTCTCCAATCCGGAAACTGGTAAATACGAGCTTCAAGGTAAATTCCCACCATACACCGTTATTCAGAGTAAAACTGTTTGTCTGACAGTTCTTATAATAGCAGGGATAGCTTTCACTCCACTCGTCACAATAAAATATACGTTCCGCATCGGAATACTCATATCCTTCATCATCTGTCTTTAAATGTAGCTTTGTCAAGTCATGAAGTAGAGCATCACGATTGCGCCAGAATGTTTCGATCGTCTTAGCTCGCATTGCGCATTTTATAGCTACATCTTTAGTTTGAAACTTTACGGCATTCCCGTCGTAGATGGCTCCGTCCTGGTACTTGAAATTTTGCAGCAGGTTCTTCTTTACCGCAGGAGTTTTCAGTATCTCTGCTGTACTGCCTTTCAATACTACTACACCATAGTCGGTCAGATCTTTACCGTCAAGCTCATAGCCCTTTGGAAATGGGAGGTCACTATCGTTAATAGGTTCTTGATACTCATAGTTGGCTTCACGGAGAAAGTCATTTGTAAGAGTGAACTTAGAAATTTCAAGGCCCGTATTGATTACATAACTGTTTTGAGAAGACAAACGTAGGGTATATGTTCTGTCAATGAGTGGAAAACGAAATTCATGATAGCTCAGGTCCGAGAGCTTATCAATTAGTCCGCCAATACCCATACTGCCCATATATGCAAATTCAATGCTTATATCACTTGTGTTTAGGGCAATATTAGAAAGGTCAAATTCTTGCCCATCTTCTTCCGGCCAGTCGTTTTTTTCCGGTTCTTTGATAGCAGGGAAGGCTACAAGATTATTGTAGCTTCCCTTTGTAACGCATATCCCTAAACTGGTATATGCATCTATTCCGTCTAAGTAAAATTGTCCTGTCATCGCTTCAGTGTTATGCCTTTAGTGTTCAATGTGTCAATCCCCATTCTGATAGATTCTATAGCCTTTTCAATAGCTTCAAGGCGTGCCGTATGACTACTTATGTCTGACAGGTAAGTAATGACAAGATCGCTATGTTTCATCATTTCACCTATATTTTTGTCCATGCTGGATAAGTATACAAGCTTCTCTATGATCTTATCTGTACTCAATTGTATTTGCTTGACTCCTTCGTTTATTGAGTATGTGTGAGAAGTCATAACAGCGAAACTACCATCCAGTTTATCAGCAGAGTCTTGTGACATGGAAGCAAAACCTTTCTTTGAAGCTTCACGTTCATCGTCTTTGTTCCATCCATACATTTCTGCCAACGCATCCCGTTTGGCTTTCATGTCATCGGAAATCTGTTGGCCTTCAGCTTTTAAAGCATTATATTCTTCTTCGGTTACTCCATCATCCATAGCTTTGTAAAACTTCTCTCTCCAAGCTGTTAGTCGGCTCATATAGTCCTCTTTGAGCATTGAGTTTAGAATAGCATTTCTCATGTATTCTTCAAAGTTATCTGCGAAATCAGCACTATCGGCATCCATATCTGTAAGCAGATCCTGAAAGTCTGAACGAAGTCCGTCTATATCAATGAGAGTAGCATCGGTGATCTTCTGCTCGACAACCTCTGCAACCTGGGTAACACCATCCACTATCTGATCCGCGAATTTTTGAGTGTCAGAGTCAAGTTGTGACCAGAAGATCCCAGCATTTTCTTGAAGTTTTGCAAGTTGTTCATCTGTCAAATCAAACAGACCGGCCATGCGTCCGCCCATTTTGTCTTTAAATTCATCGACGCTCATACCTAGCGTATCTGCCGCTTGCTTCCACCCCTCCATGGACATATCTTCCACTTCAGTATATCCCTTTGAATGTGATTTGCCGGATGCACCAGAGTTCAAGTATTGTTTACCTAAAACACGTGCATTCTCATTCTGTAGCCTTATCATTTCAAGGGCCTTATCATAAGCAGCATTCGCATTATCTCCTGTAAGAGTTTCAGCCAATTCCAGTTGCTTTTCTATCACTCTATCAAGAATGTTGATATAAGATTCATAAGCTTCTTTGGCTTTCTCATACTTTTCTGTTGTGTCGTCTTTGCCGAACAGGTCGAAGATTTTCATTGCTATCTGCATAGCTGCACCGATGATGGCGAGAATGACAGATGCTTTTTCAACCGCTTTGATTGCAGTTGATGCCGTTGTTGATGCCGTTTCTACGCCATTCATCGCTGTCATGGCGAAGGTGCCGATATTGCCAATGATACTTATAATTTCACCGGCTTGTCCGCCGATAGCTGAACCTAGATCTTTTAAAGCGTCACCGAGTTCTCCGATAACGCTTGCCACTTTCCTTTCAGCAGCTTGTACCTTTGCACTGGCTTTCGTCGTTTTGTCTTTTGCTTCATTGTAGTTATCCGTTTTCTCCTTCACCTTATCCAACGCCTGCGCCTCGGTTAGATAAGCTTTAGTTGAATCGATCTTTCCGGTCTTGGGATTATACTTAGAAGACTTGACACCGTTCTCAATCATAGCACCGCCTTTCACTGCTTCCGCCTGGGTCCGGGCATTCTCTAACTCAATTTGCGCTTTAGCTAGTTCTTCCTCCGCTTCTGCCAGTTCCTTCTTCTTGTCAGATAATGATTGAAACGGATTACGTGAATCCAGTTCATCCATGATTGATTGAATAGTGCTAGTATATTCACGAAGTTGGTCCGGAGATAATACCTTAGCTGCTGTCCCTTTTGCATTCTCTAGTTGAGAAAGAAGAGAATTAAGAGTTTCAGAAGATGTTTCTTTCAAATTCTCAAAGGCACGAACGTATTCCGGAGATTCTTTCAGCTTATTATAGTCCATATTCATAAGTTCCATACCCTTATCTTTTGTAGCTTGGGTGATGGAACGATCAATCTGTTCTACTTGATCTGTATCTCCATTCTTTACTGCTTGTTTTCGTTGTTCCTGCAAGATGGCAATATCTTCATTGAATTTTCGTTCAATCGCAAGACGTTGGTCTGTATAATCCTGATACTGATTCAACAGGTCAGATAAATCGTCTCCGCGATCAAACTTTGTATTGGTAGCGATTGTAGCTTCTTTTGCTATATTATCGAATGAAGCAAACAGTTTTTTCGTAGATTCTGAATTGATGAAAACATCTGCATTAAAAACCTTCTTTTTATTTTGAGGATTGATTTCAAAAGCAGCTTGTGCATCTTCTATTACTTTCCGTTTCTTATCCTCGATTTCGCGCTTAATAGCCTGTAATTCTAGCCGATGATTGAGTGCTCTTTGCCTTAGAACCTTTTCACTGCTTTCTTTAAGTTTATTGATTTCAATCTGCTCAAGTTCATTTGCTGAATCTTCTTTTATTCGTTCCTGTTCAAACTTTTGTTTCTCTAACAGGAGTTTATATTTTTCTTGTTCTTCACGTAATTTTTGTGCCTTATCATCCTGTTTGGAAAATGAATCATAAACTTTTAATTCTTTCTCTGCTTCTTTTAGTTTTTTGATATTTTCTTTGTAAGCAGTAATGACAGTAGCATCAATCCCTTTGAAATTTCCAGCATCCATCAATTTCTTTTGAGCCGAAGCTATTGAATCTAGTGCTTTCGTTGCATCATCTTTTTGCTTGGTCCAAAAGGCTTTATTTTGAATCTCCGCCTTTTTATTTTCTTTTTTATCTTCTTCTTTCGCTTGTTTTTGAATCTTTGCAATATTATCTACAACCTTTTGAGCTGCATCAACTTCTATTTTAGCCCTGCCAAGTTGTATGTCATATTGTCCGGAATAAGTTCCACGTTTTGAATCTTCAGCAATTAAAGACTGAATTGAGTCATAATTACGTTGAGCCATAATCAATTTGGTTTGTGCTCCAATTCGTGCACGTCTCTGAACTTCTTCTGCGATCATCTTATTTAAAGAAAGGATATCCATCAATTTAAGTTTTTCAATATCCATATTCTTAAAAATATTTGGCATAATGCTTTGAAGCTTATTATATGCTATAACTTTCTCATAATTTGCAGAAGTCTCATCGCGTATCGTTGAAAGTAAATCTGTAGCACTTTTTTTCAAATTATCAGCTTGTTCGGTATATGCTTTGCATGCTTCATTATATTTTCTCTGTACTTTTTCAGCTTCTGTCTCAACCGTTACCACATGGTATATTGCGTAACCGAGCGTTGCAAATGCAGCGGCAGCCAGCACATAAGGGTTGGTTAGCATCGCTGCTGCATTTTTTAATTGTGCAATCGTTTGGGCCTTGAGAGCTTTTGTCAATAAAACACGTGCAGATGTGTTTTTGGCAATCATTGCAGCTTCAACGGCATACGTGCCTTTAGTCAATACCAAGTTAGCCGCTTCAATAGTCCGCTGCTTGTTAACAATAGCTGTAACTGTTGCATGTACTTGTTTAGCGGTACTTACAGCCAAAATACTTCCTTTGTATCCTGCAAGGGCAGTCGTAACGACGACTATTAAGGCACCTATATCTTTCAATGCCTCTTGAACACTGCCATCTTTAAAGGCTTCGTTCATAGATTGTGCTGCGGCAGATATTTCTTTTAAGATTTCCTGTCCTAACGGGCGAAGGGCGGCCGTTATGTTATTCCCCAGTAGCTTCATTTGATTATCAGCAGAAGAAGCCATTTCTTTAAAAGCTGTTTCTGCTGCGCCTGTGGCATTTTGCATTTCTTCCAAATGTCCGGCAGCCTCTTTGACGTTAATTCCTGTCAATCCAAGAACTGCATTGACCGCCTCGATTTCTGGAACTAATCTACGAAGTTCTGCTTCCGAGCCTCCTGCCTGTCTAGCAACTTCTGCTAGCGCCTCTTGATAGGTCCTGTTATCAAATGCGCCATCACCGAGCACCTTGGATACTGCAATAATGGAAGCACGTATTTGAGTCATTGCTTGCGCTGTAGGCGTACCTTGTTTGGTTAGGGTAGCAACAGCGGCTAAGACCTGATCTACTTCCACACCATAGGCGGCAGCAACAGGCGCAACTTGCGCAATACTCTTGCCTAACTCTCCAAATGAGGTCTTACCAAGCCGGACGGTAGTAAATAGTTGATCTGATATTTTCTCAGCTTCTGAAACATCAAGCTTATAGGCATTCAATAGGGTAGTGATACCGTCTGCCGCCGTTGCTGTATCGGTAACTCCACCGATGGCAGCTTTAGCGGATACTTCTAAAATTTTCATACCATCAGCGCCGTCATGGCCGGCAGATACAATTTGATACAATGCTTTAGCCGCATCATTCGCAAGTACCGGCACCTCTCGGGTCAGTTCTACGACTTGATTCATATAATCGGTTAGACTGCCCTTTATTCCGCTTGAAAGGGTAGCAACTTCTTTCATACTTTGTTGGAACTGCTTTTCAAAGTCGTATGCACCTTTGGCGGCCTGGGCAAATGCAATGCCCGCACTTATACCAATCCCACCGAATACATCAAAAGAAGTGATCTCACCGGCCATCGCCTTGATAATTCCTATTGCTTCTCGGCGCCCGGAATATAACCCCGAGTTGTCTATTCCTGTCGCAAAATATAACGCTCCGTCTTTATTTTGAATACCCATAGCATTTATTCTTAAAATATAAAGAGAAGCTAAAATTTGGCTATTTCGAGAAGAATAAGCATCTTTGCAGTGTTCTAAGACCAAGGAACAATTTTTTGATTTACTCTAGGGGAGTTGACAAGCCTACTATATCACAATATAGGCTATCAATTCCCTTTGCTACATAATCCCTAGTGTAAATGAAAGATTATGTTCCTTGGTCGGAAAGAATAGGGAAAAGATAGCCTTTTCTTATAATATATAAACCAAACATTCATTAGCACCATGACCAAGGAAAATGAACGAAAAAACGGAGTGAATAGCGTTCTCCGGAAGAAAGAACTACAGGAAGCTTTTCAAAGAGGCCTAAGCCTCGGACTCAAAAAAGGAAGAATTGAAGGGATGATCACTTACCAATCCCGTATTATCCAAAATTTGGAAAGGGATACTGTCGAAATAACAAAGATGATGGATAGCGTAGATGCTGAGATAAAAAGGGGATATTAAAAAATCCCCTATATCTTCACAGATACAAGGGACCACAATACTCTAAACCAATTTAATAAAAAAAACAGTTAACCTAATATATAAACACAACAGCAAATTACCTTAACCCTTGACCTTACCGGCTATATCGTTATACTTCTTTATCCTGATCGTCTTACTAGGATCATCAAAAGAGGGTAGTTCTACCCATTCATAATCTCTACCTTCAACTTTACCGTCTTCATCAGTAATCTTATTACGCTCTCTCATTACAAATGAGTACTCCTGCAGTAATGTCTCTATCAATCCATAGCTACTATCCAACGTCTGGTTAAACGTTAATCCTAGAGCTTCTTTTACAATCACTAGGAATCTGCTTTGGTTGCATCCTTCCAACTTTGCAAATTCTTCTGAGCGGCTATTATCTCCGTCTCTCGTAGCGGGCTCACGTTCCGAAGCATCGTGATAGAGGTGCAAAAAGGGTGATACCCTATGCGATATATAATTGCATTAAACAGGATCCGTATATCCTCCCATGTCGTATTGTCTGCGAGAGCGTTCTTGAACCATTCCGGAGGATCACTAGGCTTATTGTGAATCCCGAGGCAGACGATGTCAAAAAGCAATCCTCCGTATTTATTCATCAGTTCCGGAAAGTCTGCATTGAGTTCTCCGTCCTTCACAATCATCTTATCAAGATCTTCTTTCTCGACTTCAAGAAGGAAAGGGCGTATCCGAAACCATGTCCGAACGGTGACAGGCTTTATAACTATGCAATTGCCGGGGTCCTTTCCTTTAGGAATAGAATCCCGGTTAGTAAATTCGAATGGAATTTTGACAGCCTGATCCGTAACGGATTCAGACTCTTGCTGAAATAAATTCTTTATACTCATAATTTCATCAAGGAGCCTAGCCCGTTGTACTTCCGGGCAATACTTCCGGTTATTTGCAACTAACCTTCAATACTTTCAGCTCCATCCTTCAATAGTTTGTTCCTGTAGGCGGAATCGAACCGCCGGTCTCTACATAATCAATGTAGCGCTTTAACCAACTGAGCTATACAGAACCGTTATTTATTTTTTCGCACCACTTGGAGCAGCTTCTCCGCCTTCGACATTCGCAGCATTCGCTGGGGCTTCTCCGCCTCCGGCAATAGTAACTACTTCGCGCATGAAAGCAGTCTGTCTCTTACCGTCTGCAGTAACAGCAGCTTGCATATATACACGAACAAGCAACAACTCTGCTTGCTCTGATCCGGGAGCCTGTGAAATCTTTGAGGCGATCTTGCCATTTACGATGGTATAAACGACCTTCTTACCGTCTTTAGGTAATGTTTCACACTGGAACGTTTTAGAGATAGAAGGAGTACTAAGAGGCTTTTTCCAGATATTTTTTCCTCCTGTTGTATCCACTTCACCGCCTGCCAGTTCTTTAAGAACCTCATTTGATGGAGTAGGGATGGAGAACTCGACATAATCTGTCGTATCTTTCACCAGTTCAACATAAAAAGGTTCTTCACTACCCTCTACTTCAATCTTAACTTCTTTGGGATCTGCAAAGTTAAATGCAACACTTCCTTTGGTTGGAAGGGGATAATCTTTGAGATCTGCACCGGGAACACCGTCACCGACTGTTCCAAATTTAATTCCACCTACGCCCATAGCAATAGGTCTAACTTCTCCTGACATAATTATTGATCTATTAAAATTTCTAATCTGATATTTGTACAAGCGAATTTCTCTTTCAGGTCCGGCATTGGAACACTCCAGAGAACTGTCACTTCTTTACATACACCGTCACTACTATTGATTGAATCAAGCGATTTTCGTACCTTACGCTTTAGCTCTTTCATTCGTTGACGTTGGTTCATTCCATTATCATTCAAGGGAACGAAGATATTGATATTGACAGGCACTTTATTAATAAAGTCAAGTTCATTCAGTTGCAGGTGATTAATAACAATATGCTCACTAGTAACACCTGCTTCCGATTTGTCCTTATAAATCACAACATCGGTGCCCGCAGCGGCCACAGCATTATAAACTATATCTACAGCGTCAAATTCATCCATAATCAAATCTTGCTAAAAACTGATTTCAATGTATCCCTTAGATATTTCTCACATTGCGCATTAGCACCTGAAATAACTTCATATCCTTTTGCTTCAACGGCTGTCGCATACTCCATACCTGCGACACCAACCAATATATAACCACCGGCATGAGACAGAGATACTTCTTCTGCAAGCCTACGCCCTTTATACTTACCGGTTGTCTTATCAGTCCCTTTATCACTTTCTACGAAGTTCTCTTTGACAACCTCGCCGTCTTTGGCTATTACATAACCAACTGAAGAACGAAGATTGCCTGTTTGGTCTTTGTATGAACCACTTTGGCGGGCCACCTGTATAAACTTCTCCCCACCCGCTTGCAGGAAAACAAGCATCTTATCTTCCGCTTTACTTTGAAAGTGTTCAAGCCAGCGTTCCATTTCATCAAAAGTGAATAGGGGAGTCATGCCATTTCTCATACGTTGATAATTGAATGTGATTGATAAGGTTCCCAACAGATAACCGGTATATCAATACCCTTTGATGCTACTTTCAAACGCAAAAACTTACTGTCTGCCGGCGGTTGCATTTTGGAGTAGAAATAGCCATGTACTTGCGCTTCATCACCAGCCGAATTATGTTTGAGAATGATTCTTCCATCGCTTACCGGGTCGTAGCGTCCGGGGACAGATATTTCAACCAGTTTCCCAGAAACCCATTCACCATCAACTAAGCGCCCGTTAGCCTCAATAGTAACTATTGCCGTATGTGGATACCGTTTTACCATCTGTTACCAGCTCTTCCTTTGATAATGATTCGTTTCCCAAGTTTAGCAGCTTTCTCCGGTTCCCCGTTTTCTATATACAGCTGCTTTGCAGTCTGAATATAGAAAGAACGGGGATGAGTGATAGAAAGCTTATTTTCACTGAAATCCGGTGAGTTTACCATCATGGCATACATATCAGCGACACAAAGACCGACCTGCTTCATGCTTTCAGTAGTACATTCTGCTTCAGGGTTGATACCCCGCTTAATGAAGACTACCTTATCCAAGAAGCCTTCCATATCCTCAATAGATGGATATTCTAGTATTGTTTCTCTGATTGTTGCCATAACTATTTACTCTTCGTCTTCTGCTTCTAAGTTTTCTTTCTCAACTTCCTGACCCAAGAATTTAGCAGGGATATTGTCTGTTCCTTCTGTAGCTTCATCGGCAGCCCATGCTTTACCGTCTGCTTTCAGAATGTATATCGCTTCCGGATCATTAACTACCGGCCATGCGTTTGCTTCTCCCTTGGTCCATTCTTTAAATGGTTCTTCGGTTGACCATTTGGTAATCAGAACAAAATCTTTCTTTACCATCAAGGCTTTCTTTCTCAGACTCTCAGAATCTTCTGCTGCAATTGGTCCGTGTTGGATATCACCTACACGCAAATCCTCTAAGAAACAAATACGTTTGCGAACCCACGGACAGATAGTAGTACGTTTGTGGTTCTTATCTTCGATACGGAGCGCCGGATTGATTGTGATAATCTGACATGGGTTTTCTTGTTCTGCAAGATATTCATTAATCACTTTTTTTGTGATAACGACCTTGGACGTTTGATTGATCCAGCCTTTAATCTTATCAATAGTTGCTTTCTGCTTTTTCAGCAAAGAGAACTCAGTAGTAAGCATAATAATATAGCGAAGAGACACACCTTCCTTGACTGCATCGGCCAGTACATTTTCAATATCTTGAAGACCATCAGCAGTAGAAGCGGTAGCCCAATCTACGGAAGATACTTTTTTGTTGGCAGCAGGTATACCCACGCCGACAAATTCCGTAGTTACGATGCCGTTGTTGTTAGAGGATGTCAAGTTGGTTCCGCCACGTGACATGTATTGCATACTAGCCCATTCCATACGTCCACGGACACCATTATGCACAAAATCGGTATCTTTGAAACCAAGATTTAATAGTTCCAATTGATCAGAATCGCCCTGGGCATCGCGTTGTAACTGCTTGTATTCTTGATATTCACTTTCAGTCATTGAGCGCTTAATAGCGGTCTTAGGAATATCACCAGACATTTTACCGATCACTTCACGCGTTTTCTCCGGTGCGGATGCATCGAAAGAAATAACGTCAGCAATAACCGGAGCGCCTTTTTCACCAACCAATGTTTCCCACTTCAATGAAGTAACTCTCTTCACACCAAAGAAATTCGGGTAATACATCGGTTTTACATGACGGGAGTTGAGACGTGCCGCCATGTTTTTCTTGTTAATTTGCTTGATTAAGCTTCTTTCCATAATGATTTATGAATTAATAGATTATACAAAACGAATGAGAGGCATAAGCTTCTTCAAATCAGCATCGAGAGGGAATGGCATATTTCGTTCCTCAATAGTACCTCTTACCATCAATCCACAAGATTGATTAGCAACAGTCAGATCAACTTTAGCCATCGTAATCGCCACCTCAGATGTTTCTACTGTTGCCTCGGCAGAACCGGCATCAGTTTTTGCTTTTACAGTAACCAATACCATATCTTTGGCTATTGCACCAATGGCAGCCGCCAGCGTAATAGAGTCATAAGCAGCATTACTCTTGTCGATAATAGTAATTTTATCGGATGCTCCATCAAATTTTCCACCGGCAGTCACAAAATCACCTACTGCGAACAGATGATTTTTAGCTACCTTGATGACTTTTCCAGCTGCTTCTACAGCTTCCGTCACTTTAGCTGTCTTGATGACATGCCAACCACCGTTTTCATCACGTCCTGCGATACAGTAAGGCGGCAATTCATCTAATGGTTGTCCATCAAACAGGGCCTTTCTCAAATCAGCACGGGCAATAGTGCCACCGCCGACAACATCCTCCAACATCTTAATGATGGCGGGATGGTACTGAAATTCTTTTTCTTTTTTTAAATACATGATACAATAAAATTTAGTTATTACTCAATACCAAGACTAGCGACACCGCTGGATTCACCAGTTCCTTCTTCTTTATTCATGATATCCAGCCACTCTTTTTCACTACGGTCTTTTACCTGTGATTGTGGGGTGTAGTTACCATTTTCGATTTCATCTGTCACAGCGGATTGGCGAATTTCAGCATACTCTTCTGCCAATTCCTTAATCTGATCTTCGACAGATATCTCAGAATTTACATCGATACGCTTGAACCACTTTTCTGGTAATTTTGCGTTATCAAAGAGAACCTTAGCTGAAGCCTGTTTGCTGGATGTTGTAATATTCCCTGTTAAGGTGGTAACGCTATTGGTTAACTCTGATATTTGCTTTTGTTGAGCCTTGAATAGTTTCATCAAAGAGGCGGGAACCCCTTCGAGATCTTCTTCTTCATTTTCTTCATTCTCTTCTGATTCTGTTGTTTTCTTGGTCTTTTTAGCTGGTTTGATTGGCTTACCGTCTTTCAGACCATTATTTTTCTCATATTCAGCGATAGCATCCTTTTTCGCTTTTTCTACTGCGGATGTATCTTCAAGATCAGGAAGAATATTGTCTTTGAATAAGGCTACATAAGTAGCAATATCTTCTTCTTTTTCGATTTTGAAAAGTTTCTGAACCTTAGAGGCGTACTTTTCGTTTACACTAGCGGCTTTCAAGCCTTTCTTAATAGCATCAATGATTATCATAACGATTTTCTATTAAAATATAAGGGGAGTAATTTTTTCCTTCCGATATATTTTATTCCAAAATCAATGAGTATATTTGCAATATGGATAAGAAGAAAGAATATAAGGAGAAAGCTAAGATCCTCGCTCTACAGAATGGATTCGATCAGGTTTCCTATTATGGAGAGTGGAAAGGCTATTTGGCATATACAGCATCCCGGAAAGAAGACAAGGAATGCTGCATTGGATATCCTCAATTTATCCTTGTAAAAGATGATACTGGACATTTAGCACCATATACACAATCGGCAGATATTATGGGGATTACTTCTATGCCAAAAGGCTATACAGAGACACTACTATAATTTCTTCACTACTCCGTTGATAATATCAGTATTTACTAGAAGATTATCCACGCGAAGTACATTAACGCCATTTTGTAGTTTAATTCTCTTCGATAAATTAGCCCAGTTTACAATTTCTCCATTTTGAGGGTCATAAATAACAATTTTCCCATCAGTCTTTTTCTCCAAAGTTATTATGTGTCCCGAATTACCACTTTTCCAAGAAAAATCAATATGATATCTTCCAGGTTCTTTTACCAATTCAATAATATCTTTAGTAAGGGCACTTATGTTTTTACTTTTTAAAGCACCGGTTCTGGTTATATCGTATACACCTCCTGCTTTCTTTTTGACAGGTGTTGTCATTGTCTTTGGGTCAATCCAAGCCCAATTTGTTTTACCAGATAGTTCATAAGGAATATTCCCGGCTTTCTTTAGGTTCGGTAATGCTGTCACATCATATCCACGCCTTCTCAATTCATTGGAAACAACGCATGATTGACAGTTTACACCATATTCATATCCTTTGCCGAAGTTTATATTTCCCCGTAGTTCATTAGCTTCTTCGAAAGTCATTTCTTTACCTCTCTTGATGCCAATTTTTTGCTCAATCTTGGTTTGATTGAAGTTTCTCACAAATCGTTCATCCCATCTTTTTTGAATATCATTTTTCTCAGCATCGGTCTTGATGCGCTTTGTTCTTGATACTTTAATGACTTCGGGTGTAGTAGGCTGGGGAGTTCTCTCTCTTTGCAAATCTCCTTCTTCGCTAAAGTTGTCCTTATACCAAAAAGCAGATTGCACCCTGTTTTTATTTTCGTCAACAAAATCCTTTGCTGTTTTGGGAATATCTGTTATAACCTGTTCTTGCGCAACTGTATCGTTTAGCAGGAAATCAGCAAAGCTGTCCGGTTCCATCGTGATCGGAGTAGCAAAACAGATACAGAAAGGATGAAAACCTGTAAACTTGAACGTTTTCGGATATTTACCTACCATTGCATCACATATCTTGCATGGTCCGCGATTATTTGCTGAGCGGTGTATCTCGATGCCTAATATAAAATCCTGTTCGCTCCAACGTTCATAGTCCGCGGTACGATAAGACATATTGGTCGATGTAGCTGTAAGACGTAATGCGTTCATCTTTGAACTACGATATATACCTTGCCCTGGGTGATAGTTCTTCATTGGTTGGGACATAACAAGTTTCCCATCTTTATCCTTTACCCGGCGAAACCGTTTGTCCGGTTTATTTAGGATTTGTCTAAGATCTTGACCTATCTGTGAGGAACTTCTACCAACAGATAGACCTGTCTGCAGATAATACTCGAGTTGTGTTTTTGTCTGATCTGCAAGATTCCATACCATTGGAGACAGATTATTGCCACGTGCATCAAGCCCTTTCCTAAGCTGAGAGAGTGCGTCTTTGTTTGTAGCAAACATTCCTTGTTTCCTTACAGAATCAATGGCCATACCCTTGATGTATTCTGTTATAAAATCTTCATTCTTCATTTCAGAGCGCTTCCATGCGTCTATATTGAAGACTGTAAGATTTGTGAGAAGAAGAGACTGCAACTTATCCAACTCCCGGTCCACACATTTTTCGACAACTTGATTACGTAGCCATACATTATCACTGCTACGATCTGCCCATTGTTTGAGAAATGGGGTAATAGACAGAATAAATCGATTAAAGATATTGGCTACTTCGCTTTGCTGAGCCAATACCTTTTGTATATGCTGCTTGTCGTAGAATGTTAGCCCTTTCATTGATATATCTGTCCTAACGGATTGTTATTGACTGAAGCCGCTTGTTCTTCCTGTTTCATTTTCTCAATTTCCTCTTTTACATTCTGAGTATAAGGAGAACGTGCGGTAAGTGTTTCCTGGCTGTTGATTGGTTTCCCACCTCCGGCTGTTGATAGATTCTGTAAGTCTTCTACTAAATTCTTCGGGAGAATAGAGCCGAAAGACACCTCAAAATAATTATTCATTATAGCATTGGAATTTTTAATATGTGATATATTCGCCATGCCTGCTTGTACAATAGCCACACATCGTTGTACTACCGGTCCGAAGATTTCCATTTGTTCCGTAGCCTTAATTTTTGCATCAATGGTCATAAACTCACGGGAGACGCCTGATAGGTCACCTATGCCAATAAGATTGTCAAACGACAAATCAGGACATGATGCACCAGAGAATATTTCGTGGCGTTCATTACTAATCTCTTCCTTTTGTGAATCTATGGACTGTTGCCATGATAGGTATTCAGCATCACCATGATACGCAGTGCCGGTATCAGGGTCAACTTCCATAGAAAAGTTTAATTCTTTCCCTACTGTATCTTTTGATGGGAGATTCGACAAACCGAAAGATTTTAGCATTGGGTCTCCGAAGTAGTCGTTAGTGTCTGACATTCTAGAGATCCGCATTTCATAATGGTCCATGAGTAAAGCGACATCTTCCCAGTCCGGTTGATCTACCTCTGCATATACTACAGGGATTTTGCCGAATAGGTTCTTATCTGACTTGATTTCCCACTGGCCCCCCTTATTTATAGCTGTGATAACATTGTCTGAGGTGTATATTTTGACACACTCGTAGGTAGAGTAGCCAATCTTGGTTGTGAACTTATGAATGAAAGCATCCATATCATCATCATCGTCAAAATGTGGATAGAACTCATAAGTAACGTTATCATCCTTTGGCAAAGAGAGTATCTTGGCTTTCAGTTCTGGGACTTTTTTCCCATTTACAACTTTGTTTACAGGGTAAAATACGATAGCGGCTTTTGTTTCTGACAACACCTTACGGGCAAAGCTCATAAGTACTGACTTCATTTTGAGTTTGCGGACAAATATCTTTTTGAAATCCTCCAAGCTTGCATCATCTGTATTATCTGCTGTGATGGTCATATCTCCGCCAAATAAAAAAGCTGCTGCTGTGCGGACAATCTTCTTTGGGATATTGGTCACTATTTTGGCTACAGGAACAGTTTTATCCTCTAATCGTTTAGGCTCCATTTTACCCGTTTGGGTATTCAATTCTTCTTCTGTTTCAGAATAGACAGCTACTGTCTTAGGTTCACGGAAACCAACGGATGTAGTGCGACGGTTACGCTTACCATTATACTCTTCTAAATATTCCCGTGGCTCACGATTTTCTATGGTGTCCACGCAAAGATCACTAACAACCCTTCCAAAGTCGTCTTGAACTAAAATCTCACTAATTGATGGCATATACTTTTCTCTTAAAATATATGGCAAACAATATTTATCCACGACCCACTTTACGAGTCGATGTTTTTAATTTCAGACCAAGTGATTCGGCAAACTCAGCGAGAATTGTCATACCATCCGGTGCATCGTCATGAGCATTATCACCTTCGCGTTTATAGCTGGTAAGTGCTTTCATGAAACGACCGTAGTCTGATCCTTTGGTGTACTCCGATTCATCGAGAAAAGCGCAATACTTTTTAATCCAGCCAGCTTTCATGATAATACGTGTTTCTTTATGCTGAGTAGTAGGACGAGCCTGTATTGCACATATCTTCTTTTCAGCTGCTACCATCCTGCGTACATGAATTGCAAATATACGTCCTCCATTGTTTGACTCTATACGCATTTGATCGCACTCTGTATCAATAACCATTTGTGCTAGGCGTGGTTCAGTAACTTCTACAGGGTCTTTGGTAAATAGAACGTCCGTAATAAAGTACTTCGGTCCGAATACCTTTGCGAATGGTGCGCAAAAATCATCATCTCCCTTGTCTGCTGTATCGCAAGCACCAAGTACACCATCAGGTTTCTTTCCTGCAATATCAACACTATTGAAGCGCATAAGAGAGGATTTTGGGAATAACAATCCTTTGGCTTCGAACGGCTCTTGCATATATTCGGCCATCCAGATACTTTCATCAGTTTCAGAACGAAGTTCCCTGTAATACTCTGTTGTATGTACATCAGCGCAGAAAGTTTCTTCGTTTTCATCAAGAGCGGCAATTCGGATGATTTCATTGTACTTACCGGCTTCTTCTAAACGTCCGAGGACGTCACTAGAGGACCAGCGAGTACCAATATCAATAAGGCAACAACTTCCTTCAATACGGGAGTCGTGCGTACCTTGCTTCCATGACCATACCTTCTCATTGTTATTGTCAGATAGTGCATCCTCCAGACTCTTGTACAAGTCGTCTGTCATGGCGAGCATAGATGCACCGAATCCGATCACAGTACCGCCGACACCGCCACCGAAGTAGCTAACCTGCCGAGCGCCTTCTACATTCCAGCCTTTGACATTCTGTTTATCTCCTTTTAGGTGAATCTCAGTAAATATCTCACGATAACGTTTTGATTTGACAATATCGCGGGTATCATAAGAGAGCTTGTTGTATAACGTGTCAGAACAACAGTTACGCATTACAGATTCTTCGGGAAAGTGTCCATACATCCAAGCGATGAAAAGAGAAGATATATATGACTTTCCGGCACGTGGTGGCATACTGACAGCAAGACGGTAGATTATACCCGCAGAATACGAACTGTACACGCGCATGAACGCTTTAGCGACCTTTTTTAGGAACAGACGTTTAGAGAAAAACTTCGGATCATAGTACAAACAGAATGCCCAAAAGTCTTTCTTTGCTATTCGTTTGCGGAGTATGGTAGCAGCTTTCGCCTTACGAATCAATATTTCTCTTTTACTTTTCTTCTTTACCATCAATAATAGCCTGTAACTGTTCGTCACTCAATCCTTCCAGTTCATCACCAAGATTCACATTTGCGTCAACTTCTTTCTTGTCACGCCATTTTTCCGGCTGCCGGTTCTTTAGCCAAAATATTGCAGCCGTTGTATCAGGAGGATAGTGTTCAATGTATTCTTTCGAATCGGTAATCTTTCCCTCTGTCGCAGCAAACTTCGTTGCTTTACAATTATAGCCAATCGCACGGTTATAGAGACGGTACGCCACATTGGCATCCGCAATATTTTTCCCTTTTTTTAGGGACTCAAGAAATTCGGGATAGTCTTTTTTCCATTTGTTTAAAGTCTGTACAGAAACAGAGAAGAACTCGGCGAGTTCTTTATCTATTGCACCCAATAAACAAAGCTTAAGAGCTTGATCGGCATACTCTTTTTGGTACTCCGATTTACGCCCTCTTTTTTTCTTCTCGTCCGGATTCTTCTTCTCTGTCATAACTAACTATAACTAACAAATTGTGATTACTCTTGCCTTAACTTGGATAAACTTCAAATTAAAATATAAATAAGGACTACTTTTTACAGCTCACAGGAATTACTTTAGGAACGGCGTTATTCCAACTTATGCTATGATGTAAACGTCTATATACAGTTCCCATAAGACGTATCTTTGTACAAGAAGGAGCGTACATAACCGTATAAAAAGATTTTACGTAAGTCCCACTATCCAAATATATATCAGTCATTCCGCCTTCTGATTGTTGGGTTGTTACCTGATTCAGTGAGACATGAGGTATCTGAAAAAATAATTTTCCTCTGCTACCCAGTAAGGTATAAGTGTTCACATCTTCATTAATTTTTCCAAAGAACTTAAAAGGCATATCCGTATCACAGATAAATGAATTCATTGCCTTTCGTTTGAGTAATTCACCGCGGACTATATTATTATGTCTACCTCCGACAAAATCCCCTCTCTGAGCCAAAGCAACTGCCAAAGCACCTGTTTTATTCTTAAAGTCAATTAGGATATCAAACACTTTGTCAAGATTGAAAATACTTCTTTGTTCCATTTCACCGCATTGGTTATAGGTATATGAGAATTCTGTATAGTCATCATCCAGCTCAATAAAATACCTATATCCTTTCTCCTTCGCTATTTCAAATGATGCATTTCTAGCGTAGATAATAGCTCGGCGGTCATTGAAATTATCACCTTCATCTATTCTTGATGCTATTTCTTTCTTGTCAAATACATATGTGTTTTGGTAAATCTCACGATATTTATTTATTGTCTTATCTTCATTGTCTAATACTATGATAACATCTCCTGTATAGCCGCATTTTCTTAATGTTTTCACAGTTCGTACATTGTTAGGACGACCATGCGTAAGTATCAATGCAACAAAGTTACTATTTCTCATCATCGTTATAATCCTCCAAATAAGAGTCTGACAATTCCTTTTTCAAACAAACGTATCCTAGTTCAATAGCTTTGTTGAAATCTATAATGACTAGGGCGGATTCTTCCATTAAAGTCTGAATATCAGCGTTTGATTGGGAATAAAATTCTGCAATTTTACCATAATCGAAAACGATATGTCTCGAAGCTGCAATTTGAAGAAACTCTTTGGCTTGCTCATCCAAATCATATCCCTTTATCTGCTTCATTAGATGTTGGTATCTCCCTAGATTATAAAGGTCTGAAATTGCAGGCTTACAACCGGTTGGTGTGTAAATAGGAGATACTATTTTCTTTGTATAAAGATTACTATTCTCTTCACTATCTGCATTGAACGTATCGGCCGAAAATTCAATATCGTCTACGGAAAACTCCCAATCGTTTAATATATCAGCTGAGAAGTTTTCTATCACCAAATCCAAATCAAATTCAGAAGTATCAGAAGTATGGTTATCCGCTAGAGCCAGCAATTTCCTCTTCTCATCTTCCGTAGATAAGTCGGTACGCTTTATTACAACTAGCTCTTTGCCGTCAGACTCGATAATTCGTACTTTGAGCCCTAGCTTTTGAGCTTCTTCATAGACGCCGTTTCCAGCTATTAACACATTGTTCCGGTCAGTTAATACAGACCGACCGGCTCCACACTCAATAAGGCTTTTGTGGATAAGCCGTTTGTTCTCGTCCCCATGGATACGATAGTTCCGGGGATCAATTGTAATTTCTTCTTTTTCTTCCATGACCAAGGAATTTCAACTAAAATATAGACTCCCCGGCAATTTTCTTTCTGATAAGTTCTTGTACTCCGTTATATATCTCATATAGCTGTTTCAATGTCTCCGGGCCTTTCCATTCCGAGAAGTTTCCGTCTTGAAAGAAATGGAACTCAAAGACACGGGCTGCCACCGTACCAAGGTCCAGGCTTTCAAATGTCTCTCTTACTAAATGCAGCTTCTCTAATATTTCAGCATTCCGATCTTCTGAATCATCTGAAATATCCTCGATGTCCAGCCTGGAATAATCTACATTATCATCCACTGGTAAAGGTTTGTATCTACTCCGGTACTGTGAAGTAGGAGAGGATGCGTTCAACTTTATCATCTTCAAAACAAAGAAATCAAGCTCTGTATAGCCATTTTTCTTTGTGTCGAGTAATTTATCAAGTAGCTTGCTTTGCTTCTGAAGGAGCGAACATATGACCTCATTTAGGACATCTGTCGCTTCGTCTGAAATACCAGCAAGCCCACAATGATACAAAGAGTAATCAAGCCATCGCTCGTAGCGCTTAGTTATGTAATTATTTACTGCTTCACTTGCCATATGCATAAAGATTTTATATATTTGCTGTTCCTAATAGCAATACAAAGCTTTATGCTTATGAAAGCGGTCGGTGGTGGTACGCCGGCCGCATTTATTTTTCCAACTCTTTACCCTTGGCAATGTTGTAATTACACAAATACATTCCTATATCCATTTCGGCCACATCTTTAGCAGGAATCTTCTCGCCGTAGATTTTATGCAGAGCTTCATTGTCGCCTCCCCATGCTCTCCATAGAACTTTAGCATCGTACTTCTTCGGTAGATGTGGGAAGAACTTTAGAAAGGCCTCAAAACTTTGCATTGCTTCTTCTCGAGCGTTTTTAATACCTTTTGTACCTAGAACGATGTCTTTAGACAATGTCTCTGATCGGGAATATCCGTTTTCCGTGTCTTGACGTATCCTTATGTTTTCCTTATGCTCAATCTCTCTACGTCTGTCTTTGCAAAAATCGGCAAGTGCCACCATGATAGCTTGATTGTTGATTTTCGTTCCCTATACAAATTGTCCTCGGCTGCCATTCTTTAGTTGGGAGAAGAAAATGCATAACTCGGCTAAGTTCAGGTACCAGTAACTAGATAAAATTGATAAGGCTGTTTCCGCCAGTTGAGCATCGGTTAGTTCAACACCGGCATATCTTAATACTGACTTCAAATGTTCAGTAATAATCTCTACTGATGTCGAATTGCTAAAGCTTCTGTTTACGTCAGCTAGAGTAGGGATATTCTCTGCATTAGCCACATCAAACAATGAGACATTACAGTTCAATTGTGCGATTGTTCCACTCCATTCAGCGACCAATTGAGAGGCTGTCAATCCAGCCTGTAAGGCCTTCTGTATTGGAGTTAACTCCCTTCGGATTACTGCTGTCACCTGGACTATCTGCGACGGGCTTAGTACTGTCTGCATCCCTGTTTTTATTAATTCTCCGTTCATCTTTCTTGTTTTTAAGTTCAAATGTCAGCCATCGGGCAAAGTGAGACATCGCATCCTTAGGCGACTTCGCCGTTTCTCCTTCATTCTGCAATTTCATAAAGAACTTCTCCAGAAACCCGTAAAAGGCTTCTAGCGTGAAATCAGGGTTTCCAGAAGAACGAGTATTCATCGTTACTGTTTCCGCCCATGATCGATTCGATTTAAGTTCAGTATAACAGTCGTCCAAAGACTTGTCGAAAAAACTATCAGCCGGAAACAGCTCTCCCACGCGTAAGGGAGATATTGTCTTATTGTCTTTAGTCTTATCTTTAATGTTAACCGTTTTACTTACCCTTTTACTTACCGTTTTACTTACCTCTTTACTTACCGTTTTACTTTCGTCAAGTAAGTAATAAACTGGCGATTTTGCATTCTTTTTACCCGATTCGAAAGTTATTAAACCTTTTTGCTGCAATCTGTTCCTAACTTCAATGACGGTCTTCTCTGATATACCGGTTGCGAGGACGATAGTCTTGTTGGGATGTTCAAACGGATTCTGCCAACCCCGAATATTGCACTCATTCAAGAGATAGAAGTACAAAAAGACTTCGTTCGGGCTGAATTCTACACTTCGATTCATCTTCCAAAATTGGTTTATATAATCTATATAGGTCATTGTATGCTATGCCGTCAGTTTCTGACGTATTAAGTTCATATTCTTTTTTACGAGTCCAATAATGCGTTCATGATACTCAGTATTATTATTACAAACACCCCGTGACTGGACAATACTCAATGTTTTCAGATTTACTTCAACCGTTTCGATGCGCTTATTACCAATACGAGCTGTTAGAATCAAAGACTCTGACTTTCTGTAGTATTTATTAGTAAACACGCAATGGTGCATTTCTTTTCCTTCTTCTAAGAAGTCCATAACGCTTTGTAGAACGCCAATCTGGATAAGATTGTCACCGAATGCTATACCGAAGAAACGACCTTTCTGTTTTAGATATTCTTTCTCATCTTTTATTGCTTGTTTCCTCTTTTTCTCAAAGTCAATCTTAGCATCTATTTTCTGTTTTATTTTCATCACTTCATCGTGAGCTTGCTTTAGATTCTTTGGACAGACGTATTTAGGAGAACGAATATCTCTTCCGATGGTATTGGACATTTCCAAGTAATCAAAATACATTCTCAGATCGGTATGTTTCGTAATCTTAAAGCCGTGACGTCTGGCTATTTTTATTGCTGGCCAGAACTTTCCAACTTGGGTTATATTATCTTCCATATATTCCAATAATTCTTTATCACCTTGCTTTATCAATGTCTCAACAAACGGATAACGCAATAACATCCTGAATAGGATATCGGGAGTGATACCATTAAAATTCTCATCGATTCCAGCATACTTCAGTTTTGGGAGTAGTCTTATGGTTTTGATATGACTTGCCCAAATGTGGTATTTGTCTTTTATACCATAATCAGAACGTATTTCCATGTCTGAACTCCAACACCAATGATCATAAGCTCCATAGCAATAGCTGGATGATTTGGACATTATTACCTCAATACCTTTGGGTGATATCCAATTCTGAACAGCTTCGTTGATCTTCATGTCGGCGGGTTGGCCTACGCGGCAGGACTTGGAAATAACAAAATGCCTTAAAACTTGGAATCCTCCGATCGTGGTTATAAGCGTGAAGTACATTGATTGAGGTGAATATACCCTTTTACGACTTCTTTGTACTTTAAGGTGCTTTCCACAACAAGGACAATTCGCACCCAATAAAGAGTATGACAAATCAGATTCTTTAGCCTCAAAGACTTCTCCGCACTCAGTACACCAAATCTTTTTAGCCCTATGGAATCCTTCCACCTTAAAGCAATTTTTTATTGCCCAGGCGGTCTGATTTTCAGTAATAGCAGGAAGCTTAGCACTCAGCTTTACAACCTGTCTCTGTAACGCTGTTTTTGGTTTCATAGATCCTCAAATAATAAAAATTGTCCTGATGGTATTTCTTTTTTCTTCCCTTTACGTTTGTTAGGAGCAACCTGTTCCGGTTTAGGCTTCTCAACTGTTAACGTTAGTTCCTTTTGCTTTTCAGGTTGCTTAGGAACTACTACTTTCGATTTTGATTGTTTATTTACCTTGATATTGTCTTCATCGTAGTAATGGACCGCTAACCCGAATACTTCATCATCAGACATACATACAGCATTACCACCGCGTTTTCTAGCTTCGCCTATAATGTAATTACAACATTCATCTATATTCTTGTTTGGCTTCGCAAAAGAGGCAACAAAGAGAGAGTCTTTCTTTGCTCGTTCTTCTAGGTATGATTGAATAACCTGTTTAAATGATTGATTCTCTTTTCCCATAGCATTAATAATTAATTGATAAAGGCATTAATAGATAAGTAAGGCTACGAACTTCTTCATCGCAGCGGGTAAAGATTGAGGCTTTCGACGGATCGCTCATGGTGATGGCAATATCTTCCGAAGGAATATTATTCACCATTTCAATTATGAAACTGCTTCTAAAGCCGATTTCAATATTACAGCCTGACTGCAGAGGAATCGTTTCTTCTGCAGACTTAGAAAAATCTAAATCATGAGCTGCTATTTTAAGAGAGTCGGAATCGAACTTGAGTACTACTAAAGACGAACTTTCATCACAGAAGACAGATACACGTTTTAGAGCAGAGACTATATCGGCTTTCTTTAATACTGCACGATTGGGCTGTTTTTGAGGGATAACGACACGATAGTTAGGGTACCGGCCTTCGATCATACGGCAGATTAACCGGTATGAATCAAACTCAAATAAAATATTAGTCTGATTTACTGATATCTCTACTTCCATCCAATCCTCCGGAACAATATTAGAAAGGATTTTAGCAAACTTGCTCGGCAGGATAAAGGCGGCCCGTTCCTTGCGCGTATAAGCGGATGGATTCTCAATCATTGCTAGACGGGTACCATCTGTTGCGACAAATGACATTGAATCTAAACCGATATCAAAATAGACACCATTCAGTACCGGACGGAGTTCATCATTGGCACTACAGATCAAGACTTGTCTTATTCCGTATAATAAGTCATTACCAGAAACAAGAAATGGGCTGGCAGTATCATCCGTGTTCATGGATGGGTATTGATCGCCTTTTTCAAGTGGTATTGAAAACCTGCCATTAGCGTACTTGACAATCAATTCCTTTTCAAGGATGGATATGGTCAATGGCTGTTCGGGAATCTCTTTTAATCCGTCGAGTAATGTCTTGGCATTAGCCATGAAAGAATAATTGATGAAGTCTGCATTACCATCTACGTTTGTAGAGATGCGTCCGCCTTCTTCTCCTGCTGTTACTAGAATAAGACCATCTTCATCAACGACAAACAAAAAGTTGTCATAAGCTGGTATTGTGTTTTTAGGCTGTATAATTCGCCCGATTGATTTCAGCTTATCTAATAAAGCTGTTTTTGAAACTATAATTTCCATGCGTCATTGTTTTGCGGCGCATAGCGTAAAGAAGAGATGAGTTTCAGTAATAAGAGCTATTGAAGCATATATATGCAATAAAAGCCGGATAAAACTATTGTTTCATCCAGCTCAACACCATTCTGTCTGCAAATATATATAGAGTTTTTGTATTTGCAAACGTTTCAGTCTTTTTTTTCTTCTTTTTTCTGTAATAAATCCAATACAGTGCGATTTGCTTTATCACAAATGCTATAATCTATATCAATGTAGATGTCAGCCATCTTATAATCATTATTCACATGACCGAGACAGAAGTCAATGTCTGCCTTCGGTACTCCGGCTTTATTTCTTGCCAAGCTGGCCCAGCTGTGGCGGGCCCAGTTCGTGGTGATTTTGAAGTCGAGTTCTAGATTCAGACAAATATCTTTCAGCCCATTATTGATTGCTCGCATGAAATTATTCAGGCTACAATAATTAGTATGAAAGTAGGAGAGGAAATACCCCTCTGTGTATTTATCGAGCAGGACGCGAAGCTCTGGCTCAATCTTGACGGAAAGCGGTACCTGTTCGTGATTCTTCTCTGTATTCGTTTTAGAACGCGTATATTCCAGTCTTCCGCGGCGTTCACACGAAATGCTATATAGGTCATTGATGTTGACTCCCATCATGTAGAACATCATCATAAAGACATCACGTGCCATATTAGTGCGTTTTTTATCAGATTGGAAATCCCTGATCTTTAGCAAGGTAATGATATCTATATTCTTTCGTTTTCTCCGGTACTCCGGTATCTCAGCCTTTTTGAACGGATCGCCTGGGATTCTTATAATATCAAAGTCCTCATTGTTGTAATAGAGCTTGGCTTTGTTATACAATGCTCTCAGTCCTCTAAGGTAATGGCTTATTGTGCCCGGTTCTAAGGGAATGCCGGCAGGACCGGAGTGATATAAGTCTTTGATCATCTTATTTAGCAGAAATGAGGTGATTAGCTTAATATCTATCTTCTTTCTTTTTGTGTACCAACATAGTGTATCAATAGAAGAGCTATACCATTCAGCTGTCTTTTTCTTTTTCGTCTGAATTACTATGTTTTGAGCGAACTCTACGAAGTCTATAAACTCGGCGTCAGGAGCTAGGGATTTCTCTATTTCTTCTTTTAAATCCTTGCATGACATAAACTGAGTTCTTTCTTGTCCTAGCTTTAAATACTCTCTCCGGATCTTTTGGATATATGCATTGATCTCATACTCTATCATTTCTCCATTTGCCACATTAGGCAAGATCCGGCCGACTCCATCCATTCCTTCAGGTTGAATGAAATAACAAGTGGCTATATACTGTGACTCTCTATTGTGATAGATTCTAATTTTAATATTTGATGTTCCATCTTGTTTTAGATGTCCCTTAAATACAATTGCTTTAAATGTTGCCATACTGTTTTAATGTTTTTTAAAGGTTTAAAATCGCATTAAACAGCTTGAATCGGTCTGAATTGATAGAAAATTGTCTTATTTTCCCTTAAATGGATGAAAATAGAGATATAATTAAAAAACAGTTCAAAGATATTTCAAAGAATTACCCTCTTTATTTGCCCCAAAACGAGGTCTAATTACACCTATTTTACACAAACGAAAAAAGCCGATACAAACTGTATCAGCTCAACACTATTCAATTTTTCTTGACTTTGTTTTTTCGTCGGGGTAGCGGGATTCGAACCCACGACCCCCTGCTCCCAAAGCAGATT